ACGGACAGGTCGGCGTCGTAGCCGGTGGTCTCGGAGATCACGGACCTGATCTGCTCCAGGGTGCCCTTCTGCCGCCCGAGAGTTGCCGCGTCCCGGACCCGCTGCCGGAACAGGTAGGCCGGGGTGGACGACTCGTAGTGGATGCCGAACTGCGTCGCCAGGTCGTCGATGTGGTCGACGTGGGTGCGCATGGCGTCGTTGGAGTACCGGTTGGCGTCGTAGTACGTCTTCACCATGTCGAACCCGAACGCGAAGATCGACAGGAAGGGGAGCAGGTACGGGTTGAGGGTGTTGGAGTCGTCGGTGATGTTGTTCCCGGGCGCGACGTCGACCCTGTAGTGCTCGGGCATGAGGCTGTACATCAGGTCGGCGTAGCCGTTGTCCTTGGGCATCAGGCAGGACACGGTGCCTGCGCGGGACCAGCGGCCGGATGCCTGGATGAAGATCGTGTAGTACAGCCAGTGGCCACCGGCCACATGGTTGTCGACGAAGCCTGATGAGGTCTTGGTCTGCTCGACCAGGATCTCCCCGTCGTTCTCGTTGACGGCCCAGCCGTAGCGGTTGCGGATCAGGCGCAAGGTGTCCCACGATCCGGCTGGGGCCTTCCAGTCGAGGATCACGGTCTGGTAGTCCACGGGCGTGGCTGTGAACGGGGCGACGTCGAAGTCCGCATGGACGGCGGTCCCGTACTGGGAGAGGCCGTACTTGGAGACGGCGTAGGTGCCCACGGGTCACAGCTCCCGGAGCATGGAGACGGAGAAGTTGATCTCGTCGAGGGTGTACGCCTTGCCGCCGTTGGGGTTCCGCTCGATCATCTCGATCTTCTTACCGGCGGTGACGGGGCCCTGCCAGAAAACCGTCGTGTGGCTGTAGCCGTTGAAGTTGTGCGTGACGGTGTGACAGACGACGCGGTTGCCACCGACGGCGATGCCCAGCCAGCGCTCGGGGTCTTCGAGCAGGATGGTTCCCCGGCAGTAGGCCGAGGCGATCCACCAGCCATTGCGGTTGGTGGTGACGGAGGCACCGTTGAAGATGCCCTCGGGGTCGTTGGCTGCCGGAGGAGTTGGGAAAGGGATCGGGATGCGCTCGGCGTTCCCGGATACGGGCCACGGCGGTGGCTTGAGGGTGTGTGAGGTCTTGGTCATGTAGCAGACCGGTATGCCCTGGCCGCGCTGGATGGCGTCGAGGCGGGCGTCGATGCTGGCCCAGGTGTTCGTCTTCATCTTCAGCGTCGTGGCCTGGTGCGGGTTGAGGCCGAGCGTCTGCTGGATGGCGACGACTTCGTCCTGGAGGTTGTTCACGTGCGCAGCGTCGATGTCCTCCACCAGGTTTTTGTGGGTGGCGAAGGACTTGTACTGCTTCGGGTAGACGGCGGCCATTAGCCGATACCTCCGGTCATGGTGATGTTGGCAATGTTTCCGACCTTTGGGATCTCCCATGGGCGCAGCACGATGTCGGCGGTGCCGGTCTGGGCCGCGTCGGAGCGGGCGATCATGCGGATGTCCGCGTAGCGGACGCCGTCCACGTTCAGGATGGTCTTGTAGAAGTCGGAGAGGGTCAGGCGCATGCCGAAGTCGACCTGGGCGAAACTCAGGAGGTTCTTGATGGCTTGCTGGACGTCGTAGAGGACGGACGCCCGGGAGTAGCGCGGCCAGCACTCGACGACCACGGGGTTCGCGACGGTGCCGACGTTCACGGGGATGACGGAGGGACCGGCGACGGTGACCGTGGTTGCGGCCAGGGCCTTGGACTGGAGGGCGGTCTGGACCTTCTGGAGGGTTGCGCTGTTGGGCTGCCCGCCGTCTGAGCCGATGACGTACACGGACACGCTCGTGAAGGTGGAGGCGACCGCGTTGGCCCGGACGATGCCGGGGATGGTCAGCGCGACGTCGGAGAAGTCCTGGAGGGTGACGCACCTGTCCTGCGTGCGGAAGACCCTCGGAGCGTTGGCCCTGATCTGGTCGTTGGTTTCGGCGTCCGCTCCGCCGGTCATCGCCGAGGAGATCGCGGAGCCGTCCGTGCTCTGGGCGATGGTGACGCCGGGCAGGTTCGAGTCGGAGAGGGCGTTGACGACGCCGGGGTTGACGTTGCCGATGGCTCCCCCGCCCACCCGGTACGAGGCGTACACGGTCAGTTGGTTGGTGGGGATGGCGCCGTTCAGGTTGTCGCCGAACCGGACCCAGGTCGCGCCGGAGTCGTCGAGGAACGTGGTGAAGACCCGGTCGTCGGGGTCGGCGTCCACGAGGTAGGTGACGTGGGTCCACTCGGTGAGGCTGGCGACGTCGTCCACGAGGACCTGAACGGTCCCGTTGATGACGGGCACGTCGGGGATCCGGAACTCCTGCACCGGCAGGCCGGTCGAGGTGCCGATGTTGATCTGCGTGCGGGTGACGCCCTGGGTGACCCCGACCGTTGCCGTGCCGCCGTTGGTCGGGACGACGATGTCGGTGTCGGTCTCGTAGGTGACCGGGCTGTCGATGGACTCGATGTAGTCGGTGACGACCTGGGTGCCTGCGGGCACACGGACGGCCGGGCCGGGGTTCGACGTCTGGAACGTCACCGTGCCTGTCGCGGGGACACCGTTGCTGGGGGTGTAGCCCAGCAGGTCGGCGATCTGGAGGAGGGACAGGCGCTGCGTCGCGGTCGGCAGGAACGCCTCCTGCCCGATCCGGTCTCCGTAATAGGAGAGGCTGTCTCCCAGGTAGGAGAACAGTTCGACCAGGAGCACGCCGAAGTCGCCCTCGGAGGAAGGCGACCACTGGGGGAACTTCCGCGCAGCGAAATCCAGCAGGGCGGCCTTGAAGCCTTCGTAATCCCTGCTGGTGTAGTCGATCGCCGGAACATCCGGGTTAGCCACTGATGACCTCGCTTACGGTGCCGCCCACACGGACCACGCCGGTATTGGACTGGAGCGACAGACTGGATGGGGACGACCCTGCCTCACGGCGCGTGTAGTCGACCTCGATACGCGCGAGAGACAACTGTGATTCGTCGGGGATCGGGATGGCCTGGCGGAGTACCACGCCGGGCTCGAAGGCGTTGAAGGCAGCGGTGACAGCCCGGCTGATCTCCTTCGCTATGAAGGGTGAGCCGGGCTCGAACAGCAGATCAGCCACGGGAACCCCGTATTCGGGGAGCATGACCCGCTCCCCCGGCTGAGTGCCGACAAGCGCTTTGACATGCTGGGCGATCTGCCTGTCCGGATTCGTCTCGACGGCGATGGTCCCGTCGGACGCAAGACGAAAGGGAACTGCGATCTCGGTAGGCATGATTGCATTCTCCCAGGAATGCCTGCCAGGATTGCAGTTCCCTCAGTGCCCAGGTCAGGCGGCTGTGACGATGTCGCTAACCAGGTTCCCGCACTGCCCGCACTGGGCCCGGAATATCGGCTCGGTCGCGTTGGGATACATCGGAACCGTGTACTCGACGTGCTGCACAGGACACTCCTCTGTACGGCAGGTCACGACCATCACGACCGGCTGGGGTTCTACTTCATCCATGGTTAACTCGCCATCACTATGTAGTCGACGCTGGTAGACGTCGTATTCGTTCTCGTGAGCCAGATGGTGACGGCGTCCGTGGTCACGCCGGTACACCCGACGCCCGTTACCGACGAGCCGGGAACCGTGGTGGAGGCAGTAGCAACCGCTCTAGGCGAGGAGCCTTTAAGCCCCAGTCCGGTAACCGTCACAGACGTCGGCACGTTCACTGCGCTGGGAGTAATACTAACGCGGCCGGTAACAATGTTCGGAGCGACCAGGATGCCCGACAGTTCTACCGCGTCAGCATCGATGTTTATGCCCGTAAAGGCGCCGTTGTACGTCAGAAATATGGATGGGTAGGGGGAGGTATCGGATACCGCAGGTGGGCAAATGAACATTGACCTGGAACTGCTTGCGCCGTCCACAGAAATGATGCCGGGCATATCCGTGGCCGAAGCGCCGTAGAACAGCAACTGGGCGAAGTTCGCGGGGTTGTTTGAGTTCATCTCGACCCGGGCACCTGACGCGGCGCTTCGGACGGTCGCACCAGTGATCGTGGACGAG